CGCGAGGATCCGCTCGATCTGCAAGCGCATGCCGTTGAAGTCGCGGGAAATCCGCGACATCACCTGGGTGCGGCGGCGCGGGTCGCTGATCCGGGCGAGCGCGTTGCCCGACATGATCCCGGCGACTTCGGCGGGGCCGATGGAGAGGGCCGGCTCTACTTGCCCGCCCGCGCCTTGGACTCCGCCGCCACCAGTTCCATCTCCCTGTCCAGTTCCTCGTCCGAGTATTCCGGCACGTCCTGGCTGAAGTCCGCCGGCCACGCTGGTCCTTTCGACCCGGACGGTTCCGCGGTCGAGGATGAACTTGACGTTGGACTGTTGGGTCTCTGCGCCTTCGGTGCGTTCGGATCCCACTCCTCCGATGCTGAGAGCGGGTTCGGCTTCCTCCACGGCGGAATCCACGGCACCATCTTGCAGGTCCTCAAGTCCAGCTTCTCCCCCGCCATCGGTCCGCCCATCTGCGCCATCTGCAAGATCGGGTTGGACGGCGGTGCCGATGGTGTCGAGCCAGCGGTCGAAGGCGAGCCGTTCGGCATCGCTGAGGTCTTCTGTCCAGGGTCTTGTGCGTTCTTGGGGTCCGTCTTCATCGTCTTCAAGTTCCTCCGATTTTTT